ACTTGATGATGACGAACTGCTAGACGATGAACTTGGAGACTGGCTGCTTGATGACGATGAACTACTGGAACTTGATGATGACGAACTGCTAGACGATGAACTTGGAGACTGGCTGCTTGATGATGATGAAGAACTAGAGCTTGATGATGACGAGCTACTCGATGATGAACTTGGAGATTGACTACTAGACGATGACGAGCTACTAGAACTTGATGATGACGAGCTACTCGATGATGAACTTGGAGATTGACTGCTCGATGATGAACTACTGCTGGAACTTGATGGTGATCGAGAACTAGAACTAGACGAACTACTGCTACTAGAACTTGATGGAGACTGACTAGATGACGAACTGCTCGATGAAGAAGAACTTGAACTGCTACTGGATGAGGAACTGCTAGAGCTAGATGGAGATTGTGAGCTAGATGACGAGCTACTGGAAGATGAAGAAGAACTTGACGAACTCGAACTACTACTACTCGATGAACTGCTAGAGTTAGATGGAGACTGAGAACTAGAACATGATGACGAACTGCTGCTTGAGCTTGATGGACTTTGTGAACTTGAACTGGAACTAGAACTTGACGAACTTGGAGATTGGCTGCTGGATGATGATGAACTCGAAGAACTAGAACTGCTGCTTGAGCTACTACTGCTAGATGATGAACTTGATGATGATCCCGCCGCCACAAAGCCGTATACCCGACGCTTTAACGTTAATGGACTTGCGCCGCCATACATAGCCTGTATTTCGTTAAGCGATATAGCTCTATTATACATAAACACACTCGACAACCAACCACTAAAATTATAATAATGGGTATCATTATAAAGTAAATATCCTATCTGAAGGTTTTTAGATGCAGACCGTATCGCATTGCCACTATCACCAGTCTTTACCAAACTGCCGTTCACATACAATCTCGCAGTGCCATCATAAGTTCCAACAACATGATATTGCTTGTAGGTTTCTAAAGTGAGTACAGACTCCAAAGCGGCGCGATTGGCTGTCCCATCATTTATGATCATTCTGAAATGGTCAGTAGAGAGTTTTTGCAAACCATACGTTTCATTACCACTACCGTTCCAGCGTATTACTAACTCTTGCTCGCCACTTAGAGTGTAAAACATAACGGAACAAACCAGCGAAATATATTCAACATTCAGCAACGGACTGTACGCAACATTTATTTCGTCCGGGGAATCAAGACGCAGAGACCCAGCCTCCCATGAATGATTGGTCATTGCTCCGTTAAGTTTATTCCCCGACCAATCATACAAGGTGCTGCCAGTAGCCCCCAACGCGGGCGACCAGCAGCCCGCCAGCCCGCGCCATAGTTCTGGATACTCCGACTCTGCGGCACATCTAGCGAAGCCTTGACCGTAAGTGGGCTTTGGGAGAATAATACTCGGCATTATTGCACCTCGTCAACCAATGGCATCATAGTTATTGACATCTCAACAGCGTCGGCAACGAAAGCAGGTGTGGCGCTGTTTACTACAACAGGAGAGACATATCGTAGAGGCGGTGAATATACCCACGTCTGCTGCAAGACGACTGTAGTCCCGTCATTCGTACACGTCAGAGTGCCTATATAGTCTAGTTGCAACAAACTCTCGGCTAAAGTACTTCCTGCTGTTCCTGTATAGGCGGCGTCTGCCCCCGTAAGTCCGCCAGGGTTGGCTGTGGCTGCTGTAGCAGACAATGACGGCCCCATATATATCTCCACCGTATCGAGGTCTGTGGGAGCAGAAGCAAACTCTATGCGTGCTGTCACCGCATAACGAGGCGCTCTAGTAGCTCCCAGGTCGGCCTTTGCCCCCTGTCTCGCCGCTGCCGCCGCTAATCCCGTTAAGTCAATCTGGTGCGTTCTCGTCCCACCATCGCCATTATAGTCGGTAGTATCTGCCCACACTGTGGGAGTGAGTTCTTTTAATAGAATTTCATTCGCCATCTATATCACCCCTTATGGCAATTGCCTTGCTTCGGCTACGTCAGCGGCAGTGACGTTTATGTTAGCCCCAAACAATATCTCAGCACGTGTCGCTGATCTTGTCCCTAATGCTATCAAAGCCGCCCGCGTTACCGGTGCATCTCCTACCGTAAAGACTCCCAGTATTTGGTTGACAACATCGGTATTGGTAATATCTATGGAAGTATCGCCGTTACTGAATATAAGCATAATAAGGTCGCGCTTTCCCTGCGATAATGCTTCCCATTCAGCTATACCCGCAAAAGTTGCCCCGTCTTTCTGTGAACCTATGACATCTCGCACAGCATGTATGGGGACGCTGGCATTCGGGATGGTTTCTCCAGACAGGCCGACGGTATTTAACAATGCCGCTGCTTCTGGATGACTCGTCCCTGCGTATCCTAAAGTCATAGGATCGGTATCCAGTTCGGTTTTCAGGACTGCCAATTGGTCATTATCTAAAGCCATCTTCTTTCTCCTTTATGCTACACTCCTTATAAGAGCTATACTGTTATTGTATCTATCACACAAAACCATTATATCATCTATTCGTGCTAAACTATCAATCCATTCTGAAGGTATACTTCCTAAGCCATAATAGACACCGGCTAATCCTCCAATAACTGCTCCTGTAGTATCTGTATCACCCCCAAGATTTATAGCAGCCAATACTGATTCTTTATATGTATCATATTTCAGAAATGTCCATAATGCTGCTTCCAAAGTATGTATGACATAACCGTCAGACTGAATTTCGTCTATGTCTATATTAGATATATTACCATCCAGAATTCTATTAAAATGTGGTAATTCATCATACAGCTGATTATCGATATAAAATCTATAGCCTAATTCCACCATAGAATGATATGCCGCTAATCTATCCTTACCTGATAGCAATTCGGAAAGCATAATGATATATAACCCACAGGCTATCTTTGATCGTGGATGAGCATGAGTAATGCTGGATATATCATGTACCATAAACAGTTTATCGGCTAAATATTCATTTGGATAATATACTGCTGGTAAAATACACATTAACGAACCATTACCATTGCTTGCAACATCTCTACCTCCCGAATCCGCTGGACTAACACCATTGTTAAGACTGGCTATAGCCGTTCTGGTAGTATTGCCTATATCGAATACTCTGCCGTATGATGTCCATAGAGCTTCATTATACCATTTGGTATAGGCTTCAGCTATTAAATTAAGATCATATCCTACACAAAGCTGCTCAGTTAAACATAAAGCTAAAGAGCTATCGTCTGACCACGTTCCTGCTGGCTGATTATGTGTGCCATAAGCCATCATATCAGATACTGGCTTCCTGTTCCTTGTAGCCCTATCTTGGAACTCTACAGGCACTCCTAAAGCATCGCCTACTATTAAACCTATTATACCATCTTTACAATTCACCAAGTATACATCCTTCCCGGTACTGCTCTGAAAAATTCAATCATCTCTTCTCTGGTACGAAATTCCGGTTCTCCATCAATCTTACTCTTGACGTTTTTATTATATTCATTTAATGTTAATGGAATGAATTTATAAACCCTGCCATCTTCACCTTTAGCTATTATAGCCTCACCTTCTTGACTTATCTTTGCTCGGTCTATCATACGTTGATGGTTCATATCAAACCACGATATATTTCCGGTTACTTCTTCAACATTGATACCGATTAAAGCAGTTCTGTCCTGCCGTGATGTTATTCTGTACATATCTTCTATATCAAATATCATTCCATTAAATCTCCCATTTCCCTTGCTACTCGTACAAAATCCTCAACTCTTTTCCCATTTATCTCTTCCATACCAGCAGCCCTTAAAGCATCAATCGCTCTATCAGCCTCCTGTCGTGTCCTAACAATTACATTATCTATAGCATCAGGGCCTATAGCCTTTCTAAACATTACTTCATTACCAGACCTCAAAAAATCATTCAACTCTGTCGTCAATTCAAGTGGATTAGGAGCTTGACTTAGTGAATAAGGCCTTGTAGTACCATAATTATCAGATAAATATCCATAATGATCAAGTCGTCCTAACTCTTTTGGGCTAATCTTAAAAGTATGTCCATAACTTATCCCAAACCTCCGGCCGTCATCACTCTTCGGTATGAGTCTGGTAAAGACACTATCTGCTCCGCCTGTGCCAAAATCTGAACTTGTAGACATACCATCTACCAAAAGGCCTCTATCATATCTTTCTTTTGATGACATAAGTCCATTTTTAACCACATTTACCAAAGCATCATTATCTAACGTACTACTATGATGTATGAGGGATTCTGCACCATTATCACTAAAAGTTTTAATAACTGAATCAGGCATACGATATGTGCCATAGCCATTGGTGATTTCATTATATGATGTTTTGTTTATTATGGCAGATGCTTGGTTAGGCTTGAATCCTGCATTTATCAAGGTTTCCTTTACTTCTTTTCGTAATTCTGGCAGTTTCATTGTCTGGAATTCTTGTCGCTGAGCCAAGGCTCTTGGCTTATCATATTGCCACATAAGTTTATTGTAAATCAATCGCTTCTCATCTGTTCCTGTTGGAATTTTCAAGAAATCTCTGTTTAATTTCAAGTCGCCAAAAGCCTTCCTAACAACACTTCGCATTTCATCTATATCACCGGCATCCACCGTCAAACGTACACTACCTGTTAGAGCATGAATCCCCTGACCAGCAGCATCATCCACTACCTCGAAGAGATAATTATCACCCTTGAATCTTGCTCCCTTAGCCATAGTCTTAGTAAAACTATCGGCATGTGGCCCAAGGATATGATTTCCATCTTTATCTATCACAGGAAATCGCTTTTTATATTCCCAAGGTGCTTTATTACCTCTAGCAATTACCTTTTTAGTAATATCATCACCAGTTTCCTTGAACTGTAACAAAAATTTTTGTTTACCTTCTTCAGATATTCGTAATATTTCAACATCATGATTTTCTATTCGCCGTCTATCCATTCGTAGATGTTGTGCAGGACCATCCTCAAATATTCCAATATCCACATTATCTAAAGCATCTTCTGCTATAGGAGCAGGAGTTGATATAACAGGTTCAGGTAATACTCTTGGTGTTCTTAATATTATACCAGTATCAAAGCCTTTATCCGGCTGTAACGTAGTAGGATTAGATACAGTATATGTCATATTAGATGTAACTGGAATGAGCAAACACCTGCAATTATGCGATACTATCTGATTAGCAATATAACTTTCATCATCTTGGACACTAAGGTTATAGACGTAGCCTTCGTAATGTTCTTGTTTGATACCCGGATTAGTACAGATACCTACTCCCGGTAATATAGATTGTACTTCATTCTCATTAGCAATCTGAGATAATTGCTTTGCTCTTTCTTCAACGTCATAATAATGTACCTTTGGATGACAACTAACACATAAAGTAATAAGATTCTCCATCCTAGAATTCATCTTATCATTATCAATATGATGAACAACTTTAATACCTCGATATGTGCCACATAACTGACAGATATTACCATCTCTTCGTCTTATTTCTTTTTTTAGTTTGTCTGTAAAACCATCATCATAAGGCTTCTTTTTTATACCACCTTTCCATGCTAGATTATTCTCTAGCTTATGACTATATACTCCAGCTTCAGCAGCACACCTAGTCGAACAATGTTCTTTATAATTTCCGGCAGTAGCATATACCCATGTCCCGCATATAGGACACTCATGGCTTCGTTGCACTTCAGGCTTAACGATCATTTCTTTAGGGTGTGATAAATTTTGTTTAGCCCATATTCGTGCTATTTCTCGTCTTAATGGATTATTTGTCCATTGCATCTTACTCTTAATAATTTGCAATGTGATAACTCTATCATCTAATTTGAGTTTTTCTGCTTCTTTCCATCCATCATCAGTCAATATCCTATGATTAGGAGTACATTTAACATGCTCACCATTCTCTAATTTTAAACTAATTATCTCACCATTATACCATTTCTTATGTAAACCTATAACAGGTTTCCAATTCCCTAAATGAGTAAGAACCAAAGTTCCCTTCTTTATCTTCTCAATAGGAATTGGTCTGTTATTTCTTGGCCTTACTTTATTGGTTATCATCGTACCGGGCAAAAAACAATTAAATCCGTTCGGAGGTGTCCAAAGCCCCCATATAGGGTCATCTCTGGGATATATTCTACCATCCATAGCTGCATGAGTTTCTCGTGTTCTCTCATCCAGTATAGCACTATACTCATAAGCTGGCACAAAGTCCATTACATCAGGGTCGTTCATCATATTCCATCTACCACGATTATATATGGTAGAGAAATTCGTCCTGAGTATAGTCTCTGTATGAAATGGTGTTAATGGCTGTCCTTTTCTAGCTTGTGTGCCAAAGACTGTGCCTGTATACTTGACATTGGCTTCTTTCAACCCACGTTGAAACTGCTGTAATGTCCATCCTTCATCTACTGCCTTGCTCACTAGCTGTCGTGTACTATTGAGCATATCTTTATCGACTATACCTGCCACAGTAAATGCTCTGGCTCTTTCCCTAGCTACCATCTTATTGAATTCGGCTTTACTTACTAATTGCCGTCTGCCAAACTCTGCCAATGCCTCTCTTGGCACTAAGTCTACAGGCTCTTGGAATATGCTAACCCCGCGCACTTTTATTCTATGCCCTAATGAATTCTCTATCTCTTTACGAGCATCATATTTACCCTTGAAGTATGTATAACCAAAGGCATTTAGTAGATGCGCCCGCAATTTAGCACTATTAACTGTGATTTTCTTTAAGTTGGTTAATCTGCCTGTCTTGAGTATCTTATGTCGTTTAACCTGATTGACTATGTTTTGTTCAATATCCTGTATATCTTTTACAACTGTCTTGGTAGCAGACTGAACTCTATTCTCTTGCTCTTCTGCTCTCTTCAGGAAATCTATCTTGGTAGCTTCCTCGAATTTACTTAATGGCCTTAATAATAACTTCTCAGGTATTATTGCTACTGACATAATATATACCTTTATATAACACTTGTTATTGTCAACCAAACTTTAGTAAAGAAAATACGTCTTTTTATTCACAACTGTTAATAGGACTTAAAATTCCCTGTATGCTATTTCATCATCTGAATGATATATATATAACCTACCCGACTAGAATCTCGTTAGAGACGAACTACGACCGTTTTAAGTGGTCTTCTGTAAGGCATCATTAAGCAGTTCACATCTAGCCGCTGTTTCAAGCATCTCTACTTCTATATCATTACTACCATCAGGGCTATAGAATTTATATGGTTCATCGAAAGTTATAGCATCTTGAGCCATCTCCGAAGCTACTGTCTTCGTGAATGGCATTATATTGAGATAATCGCCTATCCATTTTCGTATATCAGGATCGTTAGGGTCAATGAATCCAGCAGTAGATAAGGTAGCAGCTATCTTTGCTTTTACCTCGTTGCTCTCTTCAGTCAATGGATAGAATTGGAATTCAGGAAATGTATTAACAGGAAAATTCCATCGAATGAGTGGTGTGGTAAGCTGTTCATGCATGATCTCTTCTAACATCCTGCCTAAATGCCATAATATACCTATAAAGAGGTCAAATTGTTTCTTACCTAAAGCATAACTGCCTGTAGAGCCTTTATCCGTGAAGCCTAATAGTTCAGGCACTAACAATGCTCTGGCTATCATCGTATCACGTTTATCAATAGCTTTTGTGTATATATCAGAGCCAGTCCTGTCCATAGTGACTGTATCTATCTCCACACCTTCTGGCTTGATAGCTTCTGTATGTATCTGTAAATCTTCTAATATTTCTAATAGTTTAGCTTTCGTATCTTCATCAGTACCGGCAGGATATGTACCAATAAGGAATGGACTTGGATAACGTTCCAGCCATATAGCCTGAAATCTCATTATAACATCTTTCTGCCACCATGGGATATAAGCCGCTTTCAAGTCCGATATACCATAAGGATTTTCCCACTCAGGCATCCATGACGATATTAGAAATTTATCGACTGGTAGTATAACATCTTCTCCACCCTGTTTTTGTGTTAGAGACTCTATATTATTGAATTTATCCATATTAAAGGTGAAATCATGTGGTTTCTTGCTCTTAATACTCGCTAAGCCTATCTTACCAGCAAATTCACCTTCGGTAATAGGATAATAGTTTTCTTCCAGTATGGAATAGCCATAATCTAAACACGTCATCATACCCAATAGAAACTTAATGACTGTACCCGGTATCTGTGTCAACTGCTGGTCGTAATATTTAGCGATTAATACGTCTTGTTGAGAATCGCTGGCTGGCTTGATAAACCATTGAGTAGATAGTCTGGTAAACTTCTTTACAAATAATGTCGCCTTAACTGTGGAGTCCTGTTTCATGGTATCAAATATACTTAAGCCTTTTTTCTCCACTAAGGTATCGGGATTATGCTGTAAGCCTAAAGCATCCACGATCATAGTATTTCTACCAGTGGCTAACTCCTTACCTACCCAATCGGGATTTATCTTCCCATCGTCTTTAGGGTCATCTACCTCGTCAAATACGGAGTTATGTCTAAGACTAAGGTCATACCTATCGTCTCGGTTATTCATCGCTTACTCTCCTTATAGATAATCAGAAACTCCGCGAGGCCGTTCTCTCCGACCACTTCTGCCTTTACGAATACCAATAGCAGCTTTTTTCACTTCATCATAAGTCCTATCTGTGCCAGTATTTAGATGTGACTTATCCTTTACTACGACAACACCTTCTAATAATTTATTTAATGATTCTATCTGCCCTCTTAGCCATGCCACCACTCCACGTCTGGCAGCCTCTACACAATGGTCGTCTTTCTTTATAGGCTTCTCACTTAAGCCGTTCTCAGGATAGGATAGTTTTTTTATCTCACTGATAAATACAGGGCAAGCACTGCTTATTATAAATTGTGGCTTTCCATCTACATTCTGCCTTAATAGATGCGATATAGCCATAATACCTTCTTGTATTTCACTTACTACAGGCTTAATAGGTATTCCTGCTTTCCTTATCGTATCTATCTCCGTAGCACCAGCAGGGTCGCCAAATGTCATAAGAAATGCCGTATGCCGTCTGCCTTCCTTTAGATGTTCGATAATATCCGGCATAGACATACCCGCTTGAACTAATTCATAATAGAATATAATCTGATCTCTTGGTGTGATAGCAAAATATAGGTCTACAAAAGGAGCAGAGAAACCAAAGTCTGTTGTTCTTGCCTTCTTCCATCCTGTCTCTATATGTATTTCCTGTGCAGGTACTATATGGAAATTTTCATTGAAATCAGGAAAGACTAAACCTGTCCGTGAAGGTCGTTTACAGAATAATTCCGCAGCTACATCCAGAATCTTTACCTGCCCTGTTGTCTCATCTGTCTCATAACCCTGTCGTATCTTCCGTTGGATATTCTCTACTGTATTATGACCCATCTTAGGATGTTCGCTAGGTAAGATAAGTCCCATAGATACCTGCCGCTTATGCTCTTCCCGTGCTATTGGCTGTAATTTTCTCTCACAGTAAGGGTCTATATTACAGTTATCGCAACGATAATCAAGGCAGGATTCCAATACTTCTAAAATACACGATATATAAAGTTTATAACCCTTGATCTCGGCATTATCTACCCAATAGGACATCAATTGCCCTACTTTGTGCATGGTAGACATTAACGAATTAGTTCCTTTATGTCCATGCTGGTCTGTAGTCTGCTCTAATGCTGAATTGAGTATATCTACTTCCATCTCGTCTATCTCATCGGCAAATAAAGCATTTGGATGTGGCCCTCTCTGAGCTTTGGTAGACGATGTGGTAATCTCATACATAGAGCCATTAAGAAATTCTGTATAAGTCTTTAATGGCTCTTTTCTTAATACAGCCCTACCACTTATATCATCAGTAGCTCGCCAGAACATATCAGCAGCCTTATATACTCTCCCTGCTTGAGCGGCAGAGCCAGCACATATATTAGCCTCCCATACCTGCTTGTATCTAGCCTTTAGCCAACATAATAGAGCAGCATCGAAACTCTTACCCCAGATACGGGCAGCCCATAATAATGAATCCAGTACATGCTCATAATAATTATCTGTGACATACTCTAAAGGACTGCAATGCCCCGAACATACCGACCTATTAGGCAGCCATACTCCCAGAACTACCCATAGCCATTCCTGAAAGTCCTTCTCAGATGGTGGCCCGGCTATCAATAGCTCTGTTCTATTCTGCTTTATTTCCATCGCCTTCATCTGTTTTTCCGATAAGACGACTGGTTCTACGGAGGATGTCATGTGGTCGTTTAACCTCTAACGTTACCTTCATATCAGGCTCTTCTTCAGGCTGCTGTTCTCGGATGCCAAATAGTATATTGTATTCATCTATGGTAAATTCACTGGCTCGTAAAGCATCTACAGGCTTGACATCCACTTCTCCAGTATCAAGCTGCTGGTTATACTTAGCAATAGTTCCAAGCTGTGACTTCAATACCATCTTTCTCATTTCTACTATAGATGGTATATCAATTTTTCGTAAAGTTTCTCTGATAGTTTGCTTGTGTTTTTCTAAGTATGCCTCTCTTTTAGCCTTCCAATTACCTTTATCTGCATGTTCTTTTACCGTTACTCGATTCTTTACCTTGAATTTTTTACCAAGCTCAGCATAACTCCACTCTATATTCTCGCCAGTGGCAGGATTCACCTTCCCTGCTATATACAATTCTTCTATCAGTACCCAATCATATTTACTTCGACTGGACATGTTGTCCACCTCTCATTTGTGTTTCTTTTCTCCATTTTAACTTTGGTGCTATCATTGAGAAAAATGCTCCCCATTACTATTCAAGACTTTCAGTGGGTGTTAGAGACGATAAGACACATATTTTTTCTAGTATAAGCCCATTTTGGACTTCCTTGTGTACCTTAGGGTCGATCTCCAGCAGACCGCCAATACGGGCAAACTCTTCATCAATCACGTCCTTAGCCTCTATAGGGTATCGCAATGTCAACGTCTCCCATTCTTCCGGTGGTTTATCTTCGCCAGTATCGCTAACATAATGGCCTTCCCAATCAAATTCAAGGCTGGCTATTATATCACTTATCTCATCATCAGGAATTGGCAGTTGTAGATCATCATATTGCTCAACCATATCCCGCAGCAATTCAGCATATCCGACAGAATTAAAAGGCACCTGTTGCTGATAAGCTATGGTAAGCTCTTTCGCTCTTTGCTCTGATACGTCTGGTCCTTCATTATATATTAAGAGTTTATGTTGACCTAACTCCTTCCAGCCCCGCCATCGCTGCTCGCCATCTATAATCTCATAATGGCTATCCACCTCTCGAACAACGATAGGCTGCCGCAGTCCATTCTTTCTTAACGAGCTTACCACCTTCTGATATTCTGCTGTATCAATATCTTTTGGATTCCATGAATTAGGCTCCACCTTCTCTATATCCACAACTCCTAAATTTTCGGGGTCAAATATTATCTCCATTATTCACTCCACTATAGCATCCCAATCAATACCTCTTGCCTTCCATAATTGTGTATAATACTCTTCCATCTTACGATAGGCTATAATTGCAGCCTTTAGGCGGCTGTTTCTCGAAGAAGGGCCTGAGTCTAAACATCCATACACAGGCTCTCCTGATGCAGAGACTTGCAGTATTCGTGGAATAGCTCTTTTATTCACTTCGTCATGGCCGCCTTCACGTTTCAGAGGAAGCTGCCTGAGAGTATCATCTTGCCATGCTGTTAAATTACCATACTGAACTCCGGCTTTCCATGATGTGCTATCCACAGAATAGAATGGGTATCTATCCAACATCCGCTTCTTAACACATCCGAACCCATGCAATCGAACCTTCTTCCGATAGGCCTGATGTATAATTGGCATATAGTTTAGCCGTTGCCTGTATATCCTATCCCCCTCAACAGCTACATATCGGCTTTCAGTCTCATCAAGCAATCTATCATAATCCAAAGATGTCATAACCTTTGGATGGTAGACAGTGATACACTTAGAGCGTGTCTGAAAAGGTTGAAGAAACGAAAATAATGGTGTAAACTAATGGGTTATGGAAAGGAAACCATATCCCAGCGATCTGAACGATGCCGAATGGCAGATTATTAAGCCGTTGATACCACCGGCAAAACCAGGTGGTAGACCTCGCAAAACAGATATGCGAGAAGTGCTCAACGGCATATTCTATGAATTGCGTGGCGGCTGTGCTTGGCGAATGCTTCCCCACGACTTGCCACCTTGGCAAACAGTCTATCACTACTTCCGTCAATGGAAAGGAGACGGAACCTGGGAACGCATGAATCAAACACTCCGTATAAAGTTGCGCATGGCCGATGGCCGAGAAGCTGAACCCAGCGCAGCAATAATGGACAGTCAGTCGGTAAAGACCACTGATGTAAAAGGAATCCGGGGTTATGACGCAGCTAAACAAGTCAAAGGACGCAAGCGTCACATTCTGGTAGATACCATGGGATTGCTTCTGATGGTTCTTGTTCATGCCGGCAACATCCAGGAGCGAGATGGAGCCAAACTCCTTCTGAATAAGGCCAAAGGTTGCTTCACCCGTCTTTGTTTGATCTGGGCAGATGCTGGCTACAACGGTAAAGCGATGATAGACTGGGTCCGTAATACCCATGGCTGGATACTTGAGATTGTGAAGCGTGATAAAGGCGTCAAAGGCTTTCAAGTGTTACCTCGTCGTTGGGTTGTGGAACGCACGTTCGCCTGGTTTGGTGACTATCGCCGATTGAGCAAGGATTACGAAGTACTGACTGAGACCAGCGAGGCTATGATTTATGCTGCTATGGTCCGCTTGATGGTGCGTCGTCTGGCACTTAAGTCTGTTGAACCAAGAGCTAATTCACAGACAACATCTAAGGCAGCTGCATAGCTTTTCGCAATCTCAAACTTACTGCGTATTTATGACAGGACCAGTGTATTCCTATGTTGGGATACACTTCCATATGATGAGTATATAAGGATTCATCATCGGCAATATATCTTGACTCTTTAGAATTTAGCCAGTATATACTCGACTATTAGACCTCTACGGACTTCTCAAACACGCTCTTAGCAAAATATCCCTTCTCTTTTAATACTTCCCGCCACTTTCTCACAACTTCCTGCCCGACTAACTCACCGATATCAAGCTCTATATAATAATCTATTATTTCATAAACCTTATGCAGCCATTGAAGAAACAGGCCAAAATAGCTCTCCGGGTCGTTATCTTCTTTTTTCTTTTTCACCCGGCCTGTGGTAGCTAATAAGGAATTATGCTCAGTAAAAAAACTATGCGCGCCACTATCAACAATAAGGTGTGTGTCCGCTTTATCAAGCTCTTTGAGAAACAACTGCTGCTTATCACTGCTGCCATAGTAGTAACTCCAAAAGCCATGCCTGATCATCTTATCATCCAAAATCTCTTGATGGAGTGATGCCTTGGTAGTTTCTAAACCTGCAAGGTATATCCTCATATCAAGCACCCATTATATCAAGCATCTTATCAATATTCTCAGAATATCTGGCTGTATAAGACAAAAAAGTTTCAGTCATATCTAAAGCCCTTATGACCTTCTGAACTGCCTCATTAAACGTCTGGTACAAAAGCCGCCTATCGTTAACCAAAACATCCACATAGCTCAATTTGGCAGGGCATATCGGTATACAGCCTAATGCTAATCCTTCATTAAGAGCATATCCAAATGTCTCTTGATCTGCTGAAGAGAATAATACCTTTGCCCTTGCCAGTTCATCGTAATATTCTTGCTTGGTAAGTCCTGTCTTAGCTACGATATGAGCAGGAAAGGTGAACCCAGGAATATTACTGGCTAATCGTTGTCTCGAAGTGGTCACTATACCTTCTACTGCTCTTCGTTTCTGTACTTCTTCTACAAGGTCAAAGAATATCTGTGGATTTTTCTCCTTATCTATCCTGTGTGGGAAAATTATTACCTGCTCTTTCTTGGTAACATTAGATTGGATGCTCTTATGATCCCACACTAGCCCGGTATCATAAATATGGCTTAATCCTGTCCAGCCTTGAAGAAGCTCTTTATGGTATCTACTACCAACAAATACATAGTCAGCTAGAGTAAGCCAGCCCATTTCATTATGCCGCGCCCATTGCCTCATCTTATGGGTGAAATCATTAGGGTCAAAGACTCCCGCATAATGGACACCGGCAATTACAATGCTAAGACCAAGCTGACTTTCCATATATCGCAACATCTCAATTCCGGGAAACCAGAGGTCAGCTATAAAGAATATGTCGCCATCGGATACCTTGTCATCATGGAATAGTTGGCACAATTTCTGTAACTGTATCGCCTTATAGTAATTCGTACCTACGGCATCCAAAACTTCGCCATGTGTTATGCCCTTAGTCAATGGCTCGCCAGCTACCACAGTGTAAGGCACATCACATCGCTGGAATCCATCTATGACCCACTTATACATCTGGGCAGTATATCTCTCTTCTAGCGGCTCTAATGGCACATACCACAACATTTTTCTTCTCCTATGACCATGGATCTATCAGCACTTTGCCACACTGTTTCGATGATTGTAATTCCCATGCTCGCTCAACCTGACTCATAGGCAAAATATGAGTGACCATTTCATCAATCTCCGAGCGATTCTCCCGCATAATCTGCATCAGATGTTCATATCCTTTAAGGTTGTAATGCCAGATACCATGTATTGATATACCTTTTAGATTTATCTGTGGAGTAACAACCGCTTCGATACTTCCGCCTTGTCCTATCAATGCTATCTCAGTCTGGATGCCAGCACAAGCTAAGGCTAAAGCTCTGCCACTCTCACTGCCCGAACATTCCAAAATATATCCCGGCCCTCCTGAGCTATCTATGACAACTTCTTTCACTTTAGATTCTATATCAGCCTCGCCTGTCATAAAGACAATATCAGCACCAACACTCTTGGCTATCTCCCCCCGATATTCATGCTTCGCAATCGCTATGACGTTCTCACCATAATGCTTGCCTAGGATTATAGCCCCTAATCCAACAGGCCCACAGCCAACGACCAAAGTGTACCCATTACCTGCTTTTAACATCCGCTGATATGCCCCATAAGCCGGGCCAAAACCGCATAAAGCCATCATAGCATACTTGAAATCAATATCATCGGGGATTCCTGTTAGAAGCCATGACGGCTTTAATAGATATTGAGCATAAGAGCCTGTGCCTATACTCGACCCTATCACATCTTCATACGAAAACCCATGAGGGCAAAAGATATAATCACCCGATTGACAAAATCTGCATTTACCACATGATAATAACGGCTGTACAACGACCCTATCGCCTACCTCATAACCTTCCGAATGACTCTCTTCGATATAGCCAACTGCTTCATGTCCTAAAGAACAACAATCTCCGCTAATGACACCACGATAAGGATATGTGAACTGCTCATTATTTATATACCCCTTATATTCAGTACATGCCCCCGCATATACAACTCGTATCACCACGAGAGGCTCTTTAGGAACTGGCATAGCTTGATTGATTATCGTTACCTTATGATCAATAACTGCCGCTACCTTCATTGTCACATGACCTCATGTTCACCAAAATATACTTCTACCGGTCTATCGTAGCTACGATTCGCCCATATTATAGCATTAGATATTATTTTCATCACTATAGGGTTATCGTAGATACGATATGACCTCATGTTCACCAAAATATACTTCTGCCGGTCTATCGTAGCTACGATTCGCCCATATTATAGCATTAGATATTATTTTCATCACTATAGGGTTATCGTAGATACGATATGTGCCATGTCCCGGCCTGAAGTAAAAAATTCGCCCCCGACCCCTATTATAGGCACAACCACTACGGAATATCTCGCCTCCTGCAAACCAGCTTATAAAAACTAGTTCATCAGGAGTGGGAATATCAAACCGTTCGCCATACATCTCGGCTTCAGGAATTTCTATATACTCAGGCAAATCTTGAGCTACTGGATGAGCGGGATTGACAACCCAAATTCGCTCCATCTCAGCCCCATGCCGCCATTTAAGGTTACAGGTTGTACCCATTAACTGCTTGAATACCATAGAAAAATGTGACGAATGCAAAGCTACGAAGCCCATGCCATCTTCTAAAATTCTTCGTACTATTTTATCTACAATAACACGGTCAACCAATTCATGATCCATGTGCGCCCACCATACCAATACATCAACATCATCTAAAACGTGGTCAGGCAACCCATGATATGGCTGTTCCATAGTAGCCGTACTGACCAAGAGCCGGGCATCAGGTAATAATTTCTCTGCTAAGGTGGTATGAACACCATCCGGGTAGACAGTAAGCATTTCTTTCGTACCTTCATCAACCCTGTTATCACACCATATCATCGTCTTTATCGGCTGCACATCTAACTCCTTTCATGATTCAAGTAATGCTCCATTCTCTCCATCCTCGCTCACGTCAACCTTATATAGCCTATCGGTATATCGTAGCTGAATTTCTTTCCCTATTGCCTCAGCTATCATCTCACAACTGCCTAAATCCTCCCTGTCTAAACGAGCTACCACGTCGCCTATAAGCCAATGACGACATAATATATATTCAATATCCCTATCGTGGTGTAGCTGCTCAATATGAACCTTACAATGGAAGATATGCCTATGCTTAAAACGTAAGAATGCCACTTCATCAGGAGCATTTAGCCATCTGTGATAGCCCTCAAACTGAAATGTGGTATATGCCCATAGCATAAGTCTAACCTATTAGGTGCATTAGTTCCTGACGAGCATTAAGGTCATTAAAGAAAGCCCCCAATAACTTGCTCGTCTTAGTAATAGCTCCCGGTTTCCTTACTCCTCTTAATGTCATGCAAAGATGTTCTGCCTCGATGATAACTGCCACTCCCTGAGGACTGGTCTTTTTCCATATATAATCAGCTATCTTACAGGTTAAGTCTTCCTGTATGGATAAGCCTAATGAAAAATGATCAACAATTCTAGCCAGCTTCGATAATCCTAATAAATACTGGTTAGGGATGTAGGCCACATGAGCCTTACCAATATAGGGTAAAATGTGATGTTCGCATATCGAAACCAAAGGAATATCCTTGCACAATATCAACTGGTCATACGATTCTCCATTACTAAAGAATGCCATAGAGAAAGCCTGTCTTTGTCTGAATTCTTCCCACATTCTAGCTACTCTATCAGGAGTATTCTTTAGTCCTTCCCTATCAGGATTCTCGCCAATACCTTCAAGAAATAAACGTATACTTCTTCTTATCTTATCCTTATCAATATCCTGATCGGATGGCTGTACTATCTTAGGCCTAGTATCTTGTGTAGCTGTAGGCTCAGTCGCCAGCCCGGATGTTTTAATATCTTCTGCACACATAATCTGGCTATCTCCAAATCGTTATCACATGGCTGTAAGTAAACTCCTGCTTCATACTCAATTCTATTAAAGTCTGATTCATTTTGTATGATGTATTTCCACTCGTTTGCTATAGCTCTATTACCTATCTCTATCTCATGGCCTTTCTTAGGGCTTACTGTGATATGGTCAAATCCATCAGGTATAGGTAGTATACCATTAGTTTCTATAGATAATAAAAAATGACTGGCCTTTAGTTCGCTTATCAAAGGCTCAATCATCTGTATGGTAGGCTCTCCACCCGTTAGGCATATCCATGGTAGCTCGTATGATAGACACTGTTCGACTATTTGGCTTTCTGTCATTAAATTATAATTGGTATGATATTTGGTATCACACCACTCGCATTTTAGATTGCAGCCCGATAGCCTTACGAAAATCATCGCCTGTCCTGCTTTAGCTCCTTCTCCCTGTATACTGGCAAATATTTCGTTTACCTTCAGCATGGCCGTTGTCCTCTTATATCACAATGGAATCCCCATGAATATCGTAATATCAACGGGAATTCATCATGAGCTATCTCGTATAATATATCCAAACCATTCATGTCCTGTGGAGCTATATCTACAGCATGACCATTGAGATGATATGAATCCCGTTTCCCACCTACAGCTATATTATGAGGTATACACCTAGTCCAAGACTTGATTATAATAGGCCTTCCATATCGGACTCTAACACGAAAAATACATTCTAGCAATTCAGGTACTAATATTACAAGGCCACAGTCATGCCATACTTTGTAATCATCCTTCTGTTCCCATCCATGACACCGTATCTCAGCTAAGGAAAAATTGTCTATAGGTTTAGCTATCCAGTTTATAGCCATATCTTACTGCCATTTCCTTGATATATTTAGTTAATTCATTATCACGAAATTCTAACTCATGCCATGATAAAGCTCTGAAATGACCCTTACGAGTATGAGTATTTCTGGGTATATTCGGTATTGGTTGATTCTTAATGCCTATCATATTACACAGCTTAGGCCATTCTGTATCTATATCCTCTACACGATAACGATAATCAGCATATTGTTCTATATGGCTATTTAACACCAGCCAGAGTTTCATTACTGAATAGAGCTTGCCATATATTCTTGGATTGATGCCTGTATAATCTACCAGATAAGGCCATGACTTATCTATGACCTGCATGGAAGCTATTGTTTTGAGCGGATCACGTATCTGATGAATAAGAAGCCCCTGTTTACATATAGCTGAATGAGGTATGATATGAAATGCTGATATACCTCGCTCTCCAAAAGCTTCATGCTTTACGTCTATCCCTACAGCTTGCAGGACATGAGCTATATACTGAGTTCCTGATCGTGGAGTCGCTGCTATGAATATATACCCCTTCTTATCATAAGGCTGTATATTGAAATCATTTCTCATAATATATATCTAACAGATGTCTGTCTCTCCCTTTATTATCCAGCCCATAGCCATAGACAAAATGGTCGTCAATATCTATTCCAACATAAGGACAGAATATAGAGAATTGCCTGTTGACTATCTTACTAAGTAAAACACACCACGTTATTGATTTAGCCTTCTTCATTCTTAATGCAGCACTGATAAATTTAGCAGTAGCTCCTGTATCTATAATATCATCTACTACTATTACATGCCTACCTGTAACATCAATACGAGCTTGCCATATCCACTGAACTTCATCGGCTGTCTGTCTGTCTCCATAACTACTTACCTTCACAAAATCTAGCTGATGAAGAATACCAAGCTGCCTCACTAAATCACTGAAAAACATGAAGCCGCCATTTAATACACATAAGATAATAGGATCGGTATCGGCATAATCCTCATTGATAGATTGTGCTAATCTTGTTACGGCTCTTGCTATCTCATCATGCGCTATCAGTAAATTCGGCATAACAGTCTGGACTCTCCCATATTCTGACCTTCTCGGTATTCTTAAATTTAGTTTTTATTTCATAATAGAGATAACAGGCAAGGTTCTCAGCAGTAGGATTAAAATCACATATACCATTAAGATATTTGTGATCTGGTAATATGTCTCGAAGATAGGCTTTCACATCCTTGAAATCTATAGCCAATCCAATTTCATTTAGCTTATCGAACAATAAAAACACTTCAACTATCCAGCGATGACCATGAAGTCTGCCGCAATCACCATTATAGCCATCCAGAGAATGTGCTGCATCAAAATGTTCTTTAATACATATTCGGTACATTACTCTCCTTTTGTGAGTCGTTGAAAAAAACCTATTGTTTGGAGGAAAGTTAATAGTGCTATTACGGCAAGTCCAATCTTTACCCACCAATCATGACTGGAACGTGCCTCATTCTTTGCTTGTGTCTCCTTTGCTAGAACTCTCGCAACTTCTTCTTCATGTAATTTACCTTTTACTTCTAATTTGGTTAATCTTACAGCAATTTCGGCACAAGGAAATTTATCTATAATTTTCTTTATTTCGTTGACGTTATCAATGATAGGGTTTATCTTGGCATCCAATAATTCAGCAAATTTTCTCCAATCACCATTTTCCATCTCAATAATAGCTCCTGACAAATTTTAACACCTCCTCTTAATGGCATTTTTTTTTCGGCAACACCACCCTTTAGAAGGTGTTTATAATAATTTATAATTTAGAAGCTATCTACAATTTACCATATAAAAACCAAACTGTCAAGAAGTATTGTCTATTTGCTGCTCTAATAGCATCTTTATATATGAATATATAAGGATAGGCCATAGAATCGTTGTAGGCAGTAACCTCGTCGGTTTAATCGCTATCCTTACGATATGTATAAATACAAAAAGCCCCCCAGACTCCTAAAGGAATCCAGAGGGCTTTAATTATACAATACTACTTCATTTCCTTTCTGACTTTCTCCAAATCTATAGTAGTCTTAACATGCCTCTCTATAGCCTTCCTATATGCTGCCTGTTGTTCAGTTACTTTGTCACGGAAAAGCTGTGTTCCTTCTTTAAGTTTCTCAACCATCTCTGCTAATCGTTCTATTTTCTTATCCTGTCTAGACAACAAATTATCAATAGCCGTTTCATATCTACTTATAGCTGTTTCCCGCTTTTCAAGCAACTGTTCCAGCCTTACTATTTCAAGTTTCTGTGTTTCTTTCTTTTTAGCCTCTTTCTCTAATTGCTCTTCGCTAATAACACTCCCTTCTCGTTTCTGATAATTCTTTACTTCCTGAACGATGCCGGGACTTTCTTCTGTTACTTCATTGCTCTTATAAAACGTGCCAGATACCAATGGATTCTTACGTTTCTTGTACTCTCCTGCTCGTATCTTCCTATCCTCTTCTGCAACAGCCTCCCAGAACTTATCACGATTTATAGACCTGAAACCTCTAAACCGTTTTAGGTTTCTAATTCGTGGATATGGCTCTGGAATATATATCACTTCTTCAGGATAACAGCCTACCATTATCTTGCCTATATCTATCTCCTTAGATAATTCTTTCAGCCTGTGCGCTATAGCCGATAAGGAAGTATCAATACTATATGAAGCTCCCTGTTCGTAACTACCACATTCTCGTTCCACTACTGGCTCTTCAGGAGCTTCTATGGTAAGCTGTACCTCGAACTCTTCCGCTAACCTCTTCTGTGCCTCTTCACTTATACCTACCAGCTTGGTAATTGGAAATTCTATAAAAGCCGAAAAAGGCTCTATTCCCGGCTCTGGCTGTACACATAGCACCATATCTCCCCATGACATACCTCTTAACAATAATGGTGCTACTCGTCTGGTGATACCATATTTCTTAGCTTCTTCTATAAACTTTGGTATCGTATAATTATTCTGTCCTATGAAATTCATCCAATCTGACATTTTTGTCTCCTTCCTATACTGTAAATATAACCAATCCAATTTGGTTTTACATGGTACTATAACCGTCTCGATATATCATCATCTGATATTTTTTTATCCACTTCGTCCCACTGGCAATAAGGACACTGAAATGAATCATCAATACAATACCATTGCTTACATGAGGGGCATCTAAGAAATGCCCCCCGTTTAATTTCAAATTTCTTATTCATTATCTATTTCCTTTCTGCCTATTAAGCCACCTCTTCTATTGCCATCTTGCTTTCAATAGCTGTTATGATCTGTTTAGCCCCTTCTGAGATATTACCTAAACTGGCTTCCAATAGTTTCTTATCAAGATTATGGAAAGCTAGATATTCAGGAGCTTTCGTCTCTATACCGTAATGCCTTAATACGATATAGGAGATTGATTCAGCTTCCGTCTCCATCCTTCGTTTGGTATCTTTCTTTCCATCCCAATGCAATAACTCATGAGCCATCTCATGTACTGCAGTGGCAAATTTGGTATTAAATGTACCATCTTCAGCTATTATTATCTCACCATTTTGCGATGCGCCATAATGCCCGAAGCCCATTGACTCATATTTCACATCAGCTCCGTTCTCTCGACAATGTGCTACCAAAGCATCAAAGTATTTCCTAGCTCCATCTCCTTCTATATCACTGTTAATCACATCCAATTCATCGCCCTCAGTCTGTGATATATCGAATACTGAGACTGCAAAGAAATACCGGATAATCCTTACGTCAGGATCATCGCTATCCTCATCCTTCTTGAATCCCGGAGCAAGTATCTTTAATCCTCTCTCTCCTCTCTTTACCTGCCTACCCATCTGTAACCATTTCTGGTAGCCAGCTACTAATGAAGCCTCTGGCATCTGTAACATTATCAATATCTGGTTATATTGACTATAATGCCAGAATTTAGACATAGTATCTAAATGTCTCTTGAATATCTCCGAAGCTCTAACGTCATCCGTCTCGTTGGTCAACTGCTCTAAATAAGAATCCACTTTTTTAAGCCACTGTGTTGATTTTGCCATGACTGGTTCTCCTATTCTGGTTCAGATATTGGACAATATTCCCTTCACTATCGTACTTTGATCTCCACTCGATATTACATCCAATATAGTCGGCTATAATCTTTGCCTTACCATAAGCCCCCTCTCCATTGATAGCCCATGCCGATTTCTCAAGTTCGTGATTTTCCAATCTTATATTCCATCCATTGCCAATATACTTAATTGCTACCACTGGTTTCATTATCTATCTCCATAATTCACGCTTAGTTCCATTTCTATCACCCCCCATTCCTGGCGTGCTCTTCAGTGTGGACCCGCCACAGTCCACAGACGCGGGTCAATGCCCGCGTTTCGCTGTGTTATAACCAGGATGGACGTTGACCGCCATATCGTGCATAATGGGACAATCGCTCCGCCTGGTATTGCATGGATTGGTAATCTGCTTGCCGCTGTTCGTATTCCCTGTCCCAGCCCTCGTCTTCTGCCTGTTGCCGCCGTTTGGCAAGATCGATGCGCCTGGCGTGCTCTTTGGCGTCAAAAGGTAACCACTTAGTCTTGATATGTTTCATCGTCTTTTCCCCCTTCATTTACTGATACTATTCCTGTATATCCGGTAGTACATCACTATTATATCGTATCAATTCTTTAGCCAACTCTTCTAATTGTTCCTGACTCAACAACAGCTCTACCTCTCCATGATTGGTTCTAAAACTTACCACATGATCCGCATAGGCATCATCTTCTGTTGCCTCAATAAATATATCCAGCTTTTTAGCCGATAGGTCTAATGATATTTCTGACATTATTCTTCATCTCCTCCTGGTGCTACTACCTCGTAACCAAATACTCGCTTCACTAAGTCTACTCCATCAGCCCAATTCTCAGGAGTACCATCACTGGATAGCATTATATCATCACCTAAATGATGTTTGGCTATCAACAAGCAACTGATAACAGCTAGGTCGTAAGGCTTATAGGCTGTCTTGCAACAGTCGAAATACCTACCATGCTCATCAGGTTCAGACCATTCTCTCAACCGAAATACTCTCGGCAATACAAAACTTTCATGTGAGCAATCCCCACCACATGATCGCTTCGTAAGTAATGCCCCTGCAAACCATTGCCCTTCTATCTCTATATCTTCCCCTATTCCATTGGCATGATCTGAAGGCCATGTTATACCCAACTCTCTTCGAGTATGACCACAATCCTCAACACCATTAAAGGCTATAAAATCCTGCCCTAATTCAGGTTTGCCATCTCCATGTGGCCCGGCTAACGATAGACCACCTTTCTCTAATCCTACAATCAATCTACAGGTATCTTGTACCACTTTCTGGAAGGCTTCATTTCGTAATTCTTTAATTCTTGTCCAATAGTGTGTATATCCCATTTTTCAATCTCCTTTATTCGGTTATTTCTGCTACATACTCATCTATCATAGCCATTATATGATCGACTATTTCTATTCGATCCTTAGATACTTGGTTCATTGCCTCAACCATGTTAGAATAATCACCATATTTTCTATTAACAATAGTCAGCATTATATAAAGCATCTCTTCTGACAACTGCTCTACAAATACCTGTCGATGATCCATTTCGTCTCCTTTATTCGGTTATTTACTCAACACAACTTCACTATAATGAGAATTCTTATCTGGTGTTCTGAAATCGTCGATAGGCCAATCCTCCCAATTTATATCATCTTTCATCTGAGAACAATGAAATTGACATTTATCACATCCATTATTAAAACACATCTTCCGCAACTTCCAAACTCGCCAATCTACTCCCATTTTATATCTCCTTATATAGCCCTCTAAGCGATTACCAAGCTAAGTATATATCTTTGGTAAGGCCAACAGTTGGAATCGCTGTAGAGGGCTAATATGTTCGTTTAATACTGTATTAGAAGTTTGGTATATAACCATATTCTCCAACAGCTTCTTTAATCTTCCGACACACTTCAATCGCTCCTTCATTCTGAACCATAGGCTCTTGCTCTGCCATTACCCATATCCATTTCAGAAACAGTAATAGCTCATTCCTCTGCAATAAAGCATGATCGTGAGCTAAAGTCTCAATAAAGCCTTCAGGATTTAATGAGCAACTATTAACAAATTTACTTACTTCTATAGCTGCCTGTTCACCTAAGATATAGGATTGACTGGTCTTATTTACTTTATCCATTTTACCTCCTAATATGTTCTCCTGAATCTCAACTTACTCCTGATAAGCCAGTTATACACAAACCACGTTTTGTCATTTTCAAGAGAATATGCCTTAGCTATTATCTCAGCAAATTCATGAGCAGAATAACTAATATTTCTCTTGAGAAGAAAACTAAACCCCAATAAATCCTGTGGCTCAAATTCATCCATATATTTCCTCCTATCTGATTCAGACGACTGACCTGTAATAGGTCTTACTCTGCCCCTCTATCTCTGAATCATGTGCAGAATTGGTCAGGAATGTTCACATGAGCTACTCGATATATACCATATCTTTTGCGGCTATCTCTAGCACTCTCTCTCCTGACCTTTGGTTGTTTAGACCGTATACATATTATCACCATCCATATTTCCGTTAATATTTACTGCAATTTCGACTCTCAGGAGCTTGTCTCCTGTGTCTTATTCCGTTCCTTTGGTCAATTCTACTGCTATCAATGAACTACCATCAGCATTAAACCTCAATACTTCACGACCCTCTTCCCAAGCCAATGCCTTACCATGTCTATTAGCCAATCCATAACATACATCTACATTAGCCCAATCGGCATTGTCATTCGAGCTTGATATATTGATTCTACATAATAGTTCACCATTACGAGCAAGAACATCAACCGATGTAGGATGGTCAGTAAGCTGGATAGCCGTCCTGCGAAAACCCTCATCAACTCTGGTAGTCAAAGTAGCTTGAGCATCATTTTGACAAAACACAAATTCTCTTTTGCCATGTATTGGCATTTGACCTAGAATTTGGTTTTCTTGATCCTCTGTCCATATCATCTCTGTTCTCTTTAACAATTCCAAAAATCCCCGTGTTCCTTCACCTATATACCCAAAACTGAAGCCATATAATATCAAGTCATTCTGTTTGGCTTCTACCCTTACTTCCCATTCACATTCATCTGTCTCTCTTATAGTCACTGATTGAATCGTACCAATCATCTCTTGATAATAATTAAACGTTTCAAGACTATGACGTGTTATACCATTCTCTTTTTCAATAATCACCATCTTCTTCTCACCAATTGTAAATGCCAATTCGTTCTCGTATACCATATTCATGACTATCTCCAATCCCCTTGTTAGGGTGTCTAGCTGCTCCTGTATGCTGTTTCTAGGAGCAGCCCTATTATAATATATCACTACTGTATCTACCAATCAACCACTGCTGATTCCAACAATGCAGCCCTAATACCTTCTGCATCTTTATATTTATTCTCATGATAGAAGCTATAAGGCTTAGAAGCTATCATTGCCGGATTCACCTTAATTACTACCTCCCATCGAATACCCGTCCACAACATCCTTGCCAATTCCAAAGCTATCCACCTATCCATTACCTACCTCCTTATGCTATGAATTAAGCGGCTGTCTCAATTATTGAGTCTTGCCTCACCCTACCACCCTTAATTCCTGTGTGAGATTGGAGGCTTATGCCTCCATTAGTCCTAAGATAATTCTCATCTCTGTAATAGTCATCTCAGGCTCGCCATCCAATAACTGCTCATTGTAAACTATGACCAATAATTCAATTTCTTCTTCTATCATTTCTTCTCCTTTACCTTTCCTGTGCCATTACATCTCAAACACTTATGTTCCTTATGCCTCATATATACATATACACCAGTTCCGAAACATCTTGGACAAGTCATTTGTGCCTCCTATGTTATTCTACCTCTTCTTCAAGAATAATAAATCCTGTTATCTTCTCAATATCTCTAAACATAAATACCAAATCTTGTCGGGCATTTACCTTATCCTTTAGTCTCACAATCATTTCTTCTAAGTCTCTTGCTCTGCTAAAGGTATGAGAGGTATATATATAATCAGTAGGACTATCAAGCGAAATATCTATTCTTGCAATCAATTCTTCCATATCTCGTTTGATATGCTCTGCTTCTTTACGAACCGCAACCTTTATCTCTCGTATATCGGAATTTGCTTTATTCCATATATACCGGGTTTCCTCTTTCGCTCTAGCCATATCCTGCTTAGCGACTTCTTCATCAGTGAGAATTATAGCAGCCATTGAAGCATGAATAGCATCCTGGCCAATACCCTTATCTATGCCTTGCTCTTTCAACCAATTAAATAATTCGGTTACATCTTCTTTAGCCTGTTTCGCCGTACAGGACTTCCACGTTCTATATACGGCTCTTGCTTCAGTTATTCCCGATTCGCTGTAAGCCTCAAAAATTTCTTGATACATAGCCACATCCTTGCTGTCTTTCTTTATCTTCCTCATTATTCTCTCCTTAGTTATCGAACCACCACCTGCTTCCATTATGAAAGCTTACCCAACCCCTCAAGTGTGATTCATGTGTTGGATTTTTACGAGTCTGGAATGTCAAGTTGCTCTAAAGGAAGGCCTCAAGTTCTTCCCCCTGCAACTTCTTGTAACTTAACCAGCCCTCTTAATTCCGCCATTGAACTATCTAGCTTTATCTAGCCAGTGCCTTTACCTGCTTTGGAAGGTGTCCAACTTTTTACTTTTGGGCTTCCTCAATTCAGGATTGGTTGCTGTTTCAACCATTTGCTTCTCTAACCAACTTCCTTATTTCCTCTTCCATCTAAGATTATAACAGATTATAATATAAAAGTCAAGAGAAAAATACAAAAAAATAGACTTTTTTAGGCTTTTTTATTATAATTTATTATAATATTCCGCTAAACCTACTAATAGCAAGGGTTTATAGGTAGGTAAAATAATTCACTTAAACGTTGAAATTTCTGTATTTTAGCAAGTTTAGCAGAAATAAGGATGGTATTATGTTTTTTTTATACTGAGGTTAAGATAGAATAATCTATCTTTTATGTACTGCTGATTTATCTTTAGCATCTGGGCTAACTCCTGAACCGTCTTAGTCTGATGATAAGTTATCAATACTCGGTCTTGTGTGCTAGTCCATTTGTTCTCTGTCAGATTCAAGACTCTCAATCTACGATTTATAACACTTTCACTACAGCCAAATCGTCGAGCTATATCTGGCACAGGCATATCTACTGCCCTTAAAGCTCTAAGTTTCACATCATTTTTATCATTCCATTTAACTCCTCGCGATTTGATTTTATATTCTTTACCCTTATATTTTAACATATTATTTCTTCCTCCTCCTCAATTGAAGCTGCCATATTGTGTAAGGCATATACTGTATCACATCGTGGACATTGCCATACCTGATATTCATATATTGTCAAATCTACTTTATCTGATAAAGAATGCCTATTACAACAATATATATGAATATATCCATATTTACCAAGATTAAACGGAACAGTAACCTGTGTAACTCCATCCTCAATAGCTCTATCATATTCTTCTTTAGCCTTGATTTCACCATCAAGATATGTCCAGACTCCTAACAATATATTATCTTTTCGTGGTAATTCTATCCCATAATTCTTGGCCTTATCTAACAGTTGTTGAGCAGTAATACCCTGCTGTCTAAATATATAATCAATGGCATGTCTTAATTCATCTGCTGTTTCTATAAAACTGATTTCTTTCATCATTCCACCTCTATAGTATCATCTCTTTTCCAATTAGGATTATATCGTACATTTATTACTTTGGTCATATTTCTCCTTTTCACTATCTAGGAATAACATCAATACCATAATATTTCCTGATCTTTGCAATAGCTTCCTTTCGAATTTTACTTATCAATGGTCTACTCAATTTATATATATCAGCGATCTCCCTATCCAGCCACCCTTCGCAATAATAAAGTCTGAGCATTTCTTTCTCCCTATCCTTAAGAATTGCTAAAAACGTTTCAACATCATTAATAGCATTAACACCAGCCTCGAAACTTGGCACTACAAAATTTTCTGGATAAAGTACAGGCATCGTTTCATGCAAAGGTATTTCCACATCAGAATACGATATTTCCCGTATATTTGTTTTTGGATCATGTTTATATCTAGAACTTCTATATTCATCCATAGCACCATACTTGGCAGCCCAGAAAGGATTTCCCTGCCACATTGAGATGTCGATCTCCTGCTGCATATCTTGAGCATTGTGATAATCGCCATGAGCAATAGCTATAGCAGCAGGAGAAGGACGTTTATATTTTGATCTATCTACCATAATCCATCAACTATTTATTATGAGACAGCTTATTAGGTTTCCCAATCACCTTATCAATATCAGATAATTCTGACCAATCACTAGGATCATCATCACCAGGATATCTATTCCGTATTCTCATAACGAAATCCCTACTCTCAATATTATATATCGTCATCATTACAATGACTTTTCTAAATGGTTCACCGGGTGGTTGCCATAAAGCAGCTTCCCACGTCTCGGAAACTTCCAACTTGGTAGTATGAGTTATATTGGTCGAAACTGGCTCTGGTGAATACGTTATTGAATCAATCGTAAAATACTGTTGTACTGCATCCCCACCACTGATCCACGTTGGAGTAGCTGCACCAACAAACATGAGCTCTATGTCCTCTGCCAATACCTCAGGCTCTTGTGCAAATGCTAATGATACAAAACACATCAAAAACACAATACAAATAAAATACTTCATTTTACCTTACCTCCCTATATTATTTCATCTGGAAATAATAATAACACTCGTTCAGTCGTCTTATCTACATCTTCTGGATAAACCTGATATTCTCCATCGCCATCATCACCTCCCTAATTTAGCCCAGAATAGATATACTGCACAATCAGACCAACGACACAGACATAAGATGCCCCTTCTATGTGGCAAATCCTTATTAGACAATGGAGCAAGACTATCTCCTATATGTCCACATACAGGACAGATGCGATATTCTTTAGGTATTACTTTATTATCTGTTCTCATTATATCCTCTCTGGAAATTCTCTAATCATTAAATCATCTGGAATAGGCTCTTTGTTGCTCATGTGTTTCATAAAAAAAGCCACTCCATGCTCTCGACACATATCTCTAATCTCTCTAGCCCAATCAGGATTCATATAACGTGCACCCGGCCCCGTCTCAGCCCCTACAATACACCAGCTTATCCCGGATAAAGCTAAATGTTTTAATGATTCAAGTAATGGCTCACATGATAGGAACTTAGTCTGGGCATCTATGGCTCGCAAATCGTCTATACGATACAAATTCTGCTCATTCTCTACAGTAACACCCATCCATATATTTGATGTGAAATGAAGTCCTAAGCCCCGATGGTTACACAAGTCCTCCATCCTCTTCGATCTCTTAGTAAGTACCTGCCATATATGTTGATCATATCTATTCATATTCTCAAATAACCAGTCTATATACCAGTATGGCACATCTTGATGAAAAGTGTCGGACATAGAGTTTAGGAACACACTTCTTGGCTTCTTCCAATCCGACACTTCCTGCCATGTTTTAGGGTGAATCTTTATTTTATCAAAACCAAATTTATATTTATCCAATCCTTTACCCGGATTCTCACCTTTAGCTATCTTAGCATAATACATAGCCTGTAATCGTTTAGTCATTCGTCTGGCATAGCAGGAACGACATCCACTGCTGATAGCAGTACAGCCCGTGATACAATTTAATGTTTCGCCCTTCCAGCCCGGAATATGTGTCCACTCAATCTTAGTCATCATCTTCCTCTTTTTTTAATTTTTCCCACTCTTCATTAAGGTATCTCACTTCTAACGGAAAATCTATCTCATATTCTTCCTGAAACGTTACCTTCCCCATATCGTGAACTTCTCTATGATGTAACCTACATAAAGGCACAGCAGAATAATCAGACCCCTTAAGACCTGTTCCACCAGTCTCAGTATGATGTGCATGTGAAGGCGAACCAAAACATACTATACATTTCTTGGCACGAATCCAGTTCAGATACTCTTCCGAACGTGGTATCTTAACCTTTTGCGCCTCCATAATCTTCTCCTGTAGCTCATCAATAAAGTTCATATCCATAAATAATACTTCTAATGTTAAACTATATATTCTATCAAGTCTCTGTTTTTTACTTCCCTTCTTAGCAAGAATAATATCAATGATTTTTAATAATGCTTCTAATTCATTAGACATCATTCCTGCTTTTTTCAAGAGTCTATGATACATCTGTAACCAATCAATCTCGTCATCCAGTACAGTCTCAATCCTTTGCGATAATACCCATGCAAGATACGATATACGTTTAATCGTTATTGTTCTTTTACCAGTCTCAACATCTGACCAGTATGCAGGACTACAGCCCATCACATCTCTGGCAAAGGTATTAAGTGATATATCAAGCTGCTCTCTTTGTTCTCTTACATACTTTCCAAAAGCTTCGTTAATCATGATCTCTCCTTCTTTCCTGTTGTTTTACAGCTACATATTTCCTCATCTGTGATTCCACTGTATCAAGCCGCTGTTTAAGACTAACCACCTCCTTTTGTAATTTCTCCAACAGTTCGATAGCTCCAGGTATATGACCTAAATCTTTCTCTATGACTTCTTTCTTAGCTGGTTTCTGAAGATTAGCAATAAATTTTTTGCCTTTACGATTATTTGGTACTTGTATCATATCCCTGCCTCTTTCATTCTTTCATGTATTGAGCTAATACAGTATTCAACCGTATCTGCTCTGCCCTGACTTCATGTAATTGCTGGCTAATAAGCTCATCTCTTTCTTTGGAATATTCATTTACATTTCTTAACCCAAATGTTAAAAAAATTATAGCTATAGAAATGGATAAAATTATAATTGCTAATAATATCCATATCTTATTCGATATAATCATTATCCTATCTCCTATATCGGAAATGGTTCTCTCATATATCCTTTAGCCAAATTCTCAAATCGTAACTTACTCATATTAAACATTAACTTAATCGTTCCAGTAGGCCCATTTCGTTGCTTACGAATAATCACTTCAGTAGTATGATCGGCTAAATCTTTATCATAATAGCTCTCTCTATATAAGAACATAATCACATCAGCATCTTGCTCTATAGAACCACTGCCTCGTAAATCAGACATCCCAGGTCGCTTGTCAGGCGCACCTTCCACACGTCTACTTAACTGAGAAGCTACAAGAATAGGTATATTCAATTCTCTAGCCAATTTCTTCAAGCCTTTTGATACATTGCTTAATTCCTGCTCTCGATTACCATATCTTAAAGTAGGATCGCTAATCTCTTGAATATAATCTACAGCTATTAACTGAATATCATATTGCATTTTGGCTTGGTAAGCCTTCGTTCTCAAATCGCCAATACTGATACCGGCAGTATCATCTATAACGATAGGAGCTTCTGATAACTGTCCTGCTCCTATTGCCAACTTCCGCCAGTCCATTTCTCTCACTGTTCCATCCCGCAATGATTGACATGCCACATCACTTATAGAGCCTAGCATCCTGATTACTACCATCTCTCTGTGCATCTCTGGTGAAAATAATAATACAGGCTGCTTATTCTTCACAGCAATATGCTCAATAATTCTTTGTATTATAGCAGATTTTCCCATCGACGGCCTTGCTCCAATCACAATATATTCTGCTTTATGTAATCCCGCTATCATAGCATCTAAATCACTAAATCCGGTCGCCATCCCTGTGATACCATCCTTACTCTGATATGCCTCATTGATATGATTAAAAGCCTCCTTTATAGTAGACTTAAATGAGACTAAATCATTGGATTCCTTACTGGTTATATCCATCACCTTAAGTTGGCTGGTAGACATTAAATCTTGAGCAGTAACCCCATCATCAAAAGCATTATTATATATTTCAGCAGATACACTAATTATTTTCCTTCGTATAGCCTCATCTCTAACTAGCTTGACATAATATTCTACATTCTGAATGGTAGGTATTGATTCTATCATCTCGTCTAGATATGGCACACCACCAACGGCTTCTAAATCAGATGTACTTTCTAACTGCTCGGTAATCGTAAGTAAATCTACCGGTGAGGCATTATTGAATAATGTCTCTATAGCCTTATATATCAACCTATGAGATTCCTTGTAGAAATCACCAGCATCCATTTTAGATAATACCAAAGGTACTACCTGTTTACTATCCTCTGCCATCATCATAGCACCTAAAATGGCTCTTTCCGCATCGACATTCTGCGGTGCTACCCTATCAGGCCATCTAGCTACATTAAGATTCTTGTTATCCAACTTTAGCCCCCTCCCCCATCCATGCCAAAGCATTATCTATATTGGCTTTCTGTGCCTGTTTTGCCAATTCTAATACCTGCTGAGGAGTCTTATATCTAAATAATTCATACAGTAGCTCGGTATCTTGTGAGCTAGGAGTATAATATCTTTTATCGAGCTGCCGTAAAAATCTGAGGCCAAAGCTATCCAATTTTTCTAGTTGATTTTGCGATATACCACCTCCCTCAGCTAGTGATGGCTTATTCTGGAATGGAATCGTTTTCCATGCCTTCTTTTTTACCTCTCTAGCTGTCTCTTCTACCTTTATCTCTTCTTCGATATTTACCTCATTTACCTCAGGAACAATAATCGAATTGACCTTATAAGTTCCCGGTCGTGACCTGCCAGCACTCTTATATGTCCATATAGCCTTATTGTCAAGTGTACATTCCTTGAATACCCTCTCCCTCAACTTTGGAATATTAGGAGAAGCTACTCCACATTTTTCAGATAGCTCACTATTACCAACCTTGAAATCTGCTGGATAGTCACGTTCTTTCCATACCGACATTACTGCTATGAAAAAGAAATGCCCCGGTTCGCCAAGTACCTTGGGATAATCAGCCTTATTATATCGTTCCATAATGTAATCATACAATTCTTGACCCATAAACTCACCTCCTTTGATCTAAAATCTTTTTCACTTTAACATGCCATTTGGCAGATATCCAATGCTCAGGAATCCATCCACGTCCTCTATATCTTCTGACCAATTTTTCAACACAACTATCGCAATAATATCGTTTATCTGGTATTTCACTAGCTAAAGCTCCACCAAAAGGTACTGAAAAATCAGCATCATGTTTTACAAATCGACCACATTCATAACAACGTAAATCATAATAATATCTGGTCACCTAACTACCTCCTTACAGGGCAGAACCATCACTCATTCATGATCACCCCTCTGAAAGCTACCGGCAAGTTGGCCTGAGTAAGCGGCCAATTTGACCATCAACCTTTTTTCAACTTATTCGTCTATACCAAGCATGAGTTCAATCGCCTGCCTGACGGCAGGAATATAATGCTCATATCCTAAGAGTTCCTCTCGAACGTTTCTGGCCTCTGCCAAAATAGCGTCCCAACAATTGCTATCATCCTTGATAAGCTCTTTTAGTTTATCAATCCCTGCGACAGGTTCTAATATGGCAAGCCAAAAATGCCGCTCATGATAAAACGACGGCGTAAAGGTTATTCGCTTTACCGTAATTTTTTCTGACAATAACTGCATCGAGGGGTTATTATACTCGCCGACTTTCTGATACCAGCCGACTTTCTGATACTCGCCGACTTTCTGAAACCCGCCGACTGTCTGAGACCAGCCGACTTCCTGATACCTGCCGACTTCCTGATACCTGCCGACTTTCTGATACCTGCCGACTGTCTGAAACCCGCCGACTTCCTGATACCTGCCGACTTTCTGATACTCGCCGACTTCCTGAAACCCGCCGACTGTCTGAGACCAGCCGACTTCCTGATACCTGCCGACTTTCTGATACCTGCCGACTTTCTGATACCTGCCGACTGTCTGAAACCCGCCGACTTCCTGAAACCCGCCGACTTTCTGATACCTGCCGACTTTCTGATACCTGCCGACTTTCTGAAACCCGCCGACTGTCTGAGACCAGCCGACTGTCTGAGTACCGGCAACTATATCATGTTTTGCTACATGGTAATTGTTATGCACATAAATGCTTCCTTTTGCGTCGACCGCTCCAGCAGAAAGCGATCCCGTAATTTCGCAATCATTTGCAAATATCACTATACCATCGAACTCAATATCCCCCTCGATTTTCCTATCTTCTATCAACCGTGTTTCCATTATTACTCATCCTCTACTGTGATATTCTTAGACTTAGCAGCAACACCTAACAATGTCAAGAGATTATTGGCTTGCTGTCTGGAAAGTTCACCTAATCCCGATTCGGTAATATCTTTACCCATCTTAGCCTTTACAAAAGCTATGAAGTCAGGATTATCAACCCGTATATATTCCAGAGCTATAATATACTTATTGATATAATCTTCCTGATAACCAGTAAGAATATGATCATCCATGTATTTCAAGTATTCAGGCCATTCTTCTGCCTCAACTTCAGTTCTGGATGTATAATTCTTACCTTTAGAATGGAAGTACCTCAGGCATTCATCCTTCCACTCTTCATCAGTTAAGCCATATAAACTAGCTTTACCATAGGCAGTTTTCATCGCCCCTTTAGGCTTATTAGCTGACTTATCTTTGATAACAGGTGGTGTCTTAGGCTGTGGTTCATTCGCCTGTCGTCTCTCAGGAGACTTTCGCTCTATGTCGCGAGGCTCACTATCATCCTCACCAATCCTGCCTGTCAACATCCAGTAATTATAACGACGTGCATAAGTTATATTAGCTCCCAAATCTTTCATATCATTACTGGCTACCGTAACTTCTAATTCAGTAATTAAATTATCCTCACTATATGCATGTTCCATGACAGTTATCAAGAACTCTTTATCTTCACGTCTATCCAACTTATCATATACTACTAAACCATGTCTGAGTAAATGAGGATCGGTCACTCGTCTGGTAGCTGCAAGGTCAGCATAATTATACTTCACACGGAAGCCCTGCTTCGTTGTGAAGTCCACTGCCATGTTTTTTTCCAATGGCTCGTATTCCATCATTGCAGAACACAAAGCCTCCCTTAACGATTCATGTTTAATTATCTCCATCTGTTCTTTTTCTTTCTTCGCTTCTTCCATTATACGTTTTCCTCCATTTTTTCTTGTAGGTGAATCCCTACAGTCGCAGACTTCAGCACAGCCTTAGCACGTTCATCAGCCAGAAACTCACTTAGGCTATCGTATAAAGCCTCCATCTGCTCTTTAGTCATAAATACTGATATATCACTTCCATCCGATTCGATACTCAATGTATCATAGCTGGAATTACCAGCAATGCCTTCCCATCTTTGCATCTTAAACTTAGCCTCTTCATCACGATTGATGTGTAAAATTGTAGTCATCTATCTCACCATCCTTTCTTATATCTAATAACCTAATCTATACTACTATTATAGTATAACAAATTATAATTAAAAAGTCAAGAGAAAAATAAAAAGACCTAGTCATCTATATGAAATATCCATTTTAATATCGCTGGCACAGCATCTTGTAAACTGCTGGCAGTATTATCAGAATACTCACTATGTTTAAACTCTTCATCTGCTCCGTCAAGTATAATGTGTATCTTCTTACCACAACCAGCCCTATGAGCAGCTTCCATATCTGAAGGATTATCACCTATAAATACCATCTGACTCAAATCTGCTCCCATATCTCTAAGTTCATAAAACATACCCGGCTTAGGCTTCCTGCAATTACATCCTTCATCAGGAAAATGCGGACACCAGAACCACATATCTATATTACCATCAAATTTATGAATCTCTAAGTCCATCACTTCGTAAATAATTTGCCAATCTTCTTCATCCATTATCTCTAAACCAATAGCCTCCTGATTGGTCAATACATATTGATTGATCTCTAATTCATGAAATAATTTTAGAGTCTCTAATACACCATCTATGAATACTATATCTTTAGGCTTCGTAATATAATAACAAAGAGGTAATAGACCATCTCGATATAATTGTTGTAGCTTTTCTCTGTTTCTCCATTCTATAGGAATATCACCAGTTCCTAATGATTTGTTATTATGCCTTATAACTCCATCTAAGTCCAATCCTATAAATCTGTCTATCATCAATTCTCCTTTTATCAAAATAATTTGTTATGTCTATATGGACGTACTTGATTGGTTTCCAAAACCTTAATAAGCATCTTACCCAAATTTAACTTCCTTGCACCGGCATAATCACAGATACGAACAATACAATCAGCTAATTCATGAGTAACTTGATCTTTCCGCTGTTGGTCAGTACCACATAATCGTAAGGCCTCCAATGCTTCAGATAATTCACTGTGCATTAAAGCTATTAACTCACCGTCATTTCGTTCTGATTCCCACCAACCTTTACTCTCAGCCGTTCCATGAGCAATTGCAACTAAATGATTTATTCCATCTTCTATAACCATTTTTATAGTATTATTCACTTTGCCTCCTTTCGTTGTCCAACTCGTAATACATTATCATCAATATCAAACCACACCTCACCTACTTCTGCCATAGCATGTTCTTGTGTGACACCCTCTTTCAGAATAAAGAATACCTTTCTAGTAGCAGGAGCTTCTGATGGCTCTATTGGAAAAGTAGCCTCTCCTACCTTATAGATACTCCCTGAATGTTCGGTTCTATATCCAACACCCACAAACCATGTACCATCTATCATCTCAAAAGAATATGGCTTGTCCAGCAGAGTAAATTGTAATAAGCCAGTCCATTTTATTAAATCTGTAGATGCTGAAATCACAGCGATATGCGCTGTCCCAACTTCTGTGGAAGTCAATACATAACAAACACCATTTCTGATAAACATATCTCTGACAGATTTATCCTTGAAATAATCTACAAGCTGAGGCTGGTCGCCAAACTTTTTCAATACTACAAGTTTAGGATTGGCTAATGATGCAACTCCTCCTAAGTTTACCATATAGACAAGTTCATCATTCCATATATCAACCTTGCTATGTGTGATAGCCTGTCCTGTACCCCAACGATAATCTACCAACATCTTATCAACCGTAGTATCATAACGATATATACATGGCTTGCTATTCTGATCTGCGCCAAAGACATATAGCACACCATTATTGACAATAGCCTCACGATAATAGCTGGCATCAGTATCAGTTAATCCATCTATTCCGCTCCATATCTTACCACCATCGACAGATTTTAGAACAGCACTAGACCTATTAGCACCTGACATCGTGATATAGATTGTAGAAGCATCAAAAGCTATATCGAACAGATGATATGCTCGAGGGATTGTCTGTAATTGTTTCCATCCAACATTCTTGCCACGTTTATATAAAGTTCCTTTATACACAGCACCATGTGGGTCAATACCCGGAGTATATAGAATATCTGCATATTCCCTGAAAATATGTAGCTCTTCCTCTATCGTATTGAATTCTCGTATAAAATTACCATTTATATCAAATGAAATGATAGGTACATAACTTGCCCCGCCAATATAGTCACCAGTCCCGACATATATTTTTCCATTATAGGCATACATATCCCACGAAACACGTTTAATCCTATTACTAATTGTCGCTGGCTCTGAATATCGGTAAAGCATAGGATTACCAATTATCTCAACTTCTGCTTGAACATTGTAGACCATTATTATCATTATTAAAATTGGTAATATCTTTTGTATTTTATTCATAACCCTTTCTCTCCAATTTAATTTTCTAGGTACGATCATACATCTACAGTTAATAGGAGTAAAACGTACTCCACTGCCTTGTGAGATATATATCATATCAAATAACTCCAATAATTCTTCCACTGTTAATCCTTCAGGTATTCTCAATATAATGCCTCCGAAGGTTTAGCTTTATTAGTCAATTCATCCTCGAAAGTAGAGACTTCCAACAATAATACAAATTGTCTGGTAGCTGTCTCGAAATGATGATATTGACCTGCTGGAATTAAAGTTTGCTGCCCTGCTTGCATATCAAGAACTTCATCGACGACATCTGGAATGTCCATCTCAAACTTCGTTAATCGTAATTCACCTGACAAGACTTGGAAATATTCTGACTTAGTATCGTGATTATGTTTAGATGATCTGAAGCCCGGGAAGATTACTAACAGTTTACAACACAAGCCCAATTCCCGATCATTCACCAGCCACTTTTCATAGCCCCAGATATGTCCTTCGTCCGTATGAACAGCCTCTAAATCATCAATGTTTAATGCAAATATATGTGGAAACTTAATCAATCCCATCAATACCTCCTAAAACGTCCATATTTGGCTTGTATGCTGTTTCCAGTCAAGCACTAATAAATACCCACATACGATACCGAATCGCCGACAAGCCCCGTTTCTGTCCGTTTAACAGCATATTACTCGAAGCCAGCCAACTCCATTAACTCATCCATGTCCTTATCGCTATTATCAGAAACTAGATGATCCAGTAATCCTTCTTTATACTGTTTAGCAATCTCCACCAATCCACCCAGAACCTTATCCTTTGGAAAACCACCACTAATATTGAATGTGGTCTTTTGTTTTCCATCTTTATCAAGATATATAGCACAGGCAAATTGTGGAATTATACTACTTTCTGGCATTTCTTTCTTGGAACTCGATGACTTCATCTGTACTATCTTTGGCATTATTTCTCCTCTCCATACAATAGATTATATTCTGAATCCCATTCTTGATTACTAATAACTCTAGCACCATTCGTTTTATAACACTGTACTCTGGCAGCCGCATTAGCTCTCTTAATAGCCGAAATACTATCCATGCCTGATGAATAACAAATAGTATAAGCCGCTACGAAAGTATCACCACAGCCACAGGTATTGATCTCACCTCCTGCCTCTTGTGACCTGACTAAAGTTTCTTTAATATCAGAATAATGAGTGTTATCTATATGATTAGGCTTATTGTATAAAGCCGCTCCAACTCCTCTTAATGTCAAGAGAATTTCTTTTGCTTTAGTCATCATAAATAAACTGTAAATTCTCGATATTCTATCTAAAGTAAGTTTAGAACCAGTATGATTTATAAGTTCCTCTTCATCCAGAATGATAGTACCATTTAAACCTTTCAATAAAGATATACGTTGTCGGCTCATCCCTATAATAGGACAGGTAATATACTCCCGTATAGCATTAAGAATTAAAGGTGTTAATATGCCCTCACCATTCTCATCATAATCAGCCACAATCAATATATCTACTTCTTCTGATAAACACTGTATATGACGTACTAGCTCATGCTGTACTTTCATAATAGGAGGCTCAATTACTTCATTAGCTCTGAATATATGCTCACCGATATCGGTATAATACTTTACATAAGCAGGAGTTCCATTACCTAATATCATGTGTTTGCTATTTACGAAACCCTCCATCCAGATATTATATAATTTTTTGCTATTATCATCCTCTAATGGATTCCACACACCACAGGGCAACACCCTGACACCCCACTCCTGAAGCAAGTCTACTATATTACCTGCTCCGCCGCCAGTATAAGACGTTTCTTTGGTGTCAAATATGCCCATACCATCTTTCTCTCTGGACATCGCTATACCATAACTGCCAATATAGTCTTTATCAAGTGAATGGTCGCCTAAGACACCTACTATGGTATCACACTTTCTCCAATTCATTATCATTCCTTTCTGTCCAATAATATAACAAGTCCATAGACTTAAGATAGTCTTTAATCATCTCGCCATTAGGAAAAGTATCAAATGATTTTATCAACATTTTCGTTGATTCTTCCATACCTTCTGCTGGTATACGAAGAATCTCAGCAAGGGTAATCATCTCTTCAGAAGCCACAGTCTTTCCCAAATCAGTCATACGATTTGCCAATCGTCTATAAGTCTCAACTAAATTTGTTTGTAACTTTGCTATTGTCGCATAATCTAATTGTATATCCGATAATTCAACCATTATCTTACCTCCTCTATCCAGCCCTTTTTCTTAGCTACATTAAATAATGACCCCTTATCAAACATAATAATACTACCGACAATCCACCAAGTAACTTTACCAGCAACCTTAGCGCCTGGATTCTCAGCCTTTAGATTGCTTACTGTTGCAAAGGTTACCTTGAACAGTAATGAAGCCTCTTTGATAGAAATCAAGTCACGTCCCATTGGTAATCCTTTATCCTGTATTTCTTTGTATCTTTCAATCTCTTCTGTTGTGAGCATTTAATCACCTCCTGACATAAAAAAAGTAGAGACAAATTCCTTCATCTCTACTATTATAACAAAGTATAATGAAAAAGTCAAATGTTTTTTAGGCTATCCCCCTCCCCATCCACCCTTTTAATCATATTCGTAACCAACCATTTCCTGTAAGAATTGCCAAAAGAACAATTCCCCAAAAAACTGCCATGACCGCATGTGATATATATTGGTGTAAATGCTCAATATAGCCATAATTTCGATATTCTGTGTAAGAAAAGAACCAACAGATAACAGATAAGAAAAGAAGAACCGCACTTATACACAACTGTATACGTTTATACATCATCATCTTGATTACATAACTTATCAATAATAATACTGAAAAACTGCCGACTGCCTTTAATTGAATCAGCATAGAAACAATGCCAAAACAGACCATCAATACCGCAATCCCGCCTACATGCCACAGAATAATATGATGTAAAGTCTTTGTCCAACCTTCACGCCTCGCTTCATACATATCCGTCACTCACCATCACCCCCAACAGTTAAATGCTTTTTAGGCTATCGACCTCAGTTCCGTTATCGTACCATATAGATATACATCCGAAGTACCACCACTGGTTGTAATTTTTATTTCGATACCACCGGTATTAAGTGATCGCATATCTACCGATGCCAACACCCCGTAAGGATCGCTAAAAATATCAACATCCGTCAACACTCTTTGATATGTGGTAGTCAAATGCACCAACATACGAGTAAAATATTCGGTAGTAAGGCTCATTGGTACTGATGAGCTAAACGTTAAAGCGCGATAATATAATCGAAAATTTATCTCGATATAAGTCCCGGAATTGCTATAATCTCGGGCTGAATCAAATGTAAAAACCACACCATCAGAATCAACATTCGCAAAAGCCTGTCCTTCTATTACCATATTTTGGTCAGAATGTCGATAATTATAAGCTGTATTCCCTGCAAGTCTAGCTCCCCATTGCCGTGTGCCAGGGTCTTTATATCCGGGTACAATATTCAAGGCCGTGAATGTCGCAGTATTTACATCCTCGTCTCCAAAACCTAGAGCTTGTTTAACAGTTAATAACCATCCTGCTAATATAGCGCATATAGCTATTAATATCTTCATACCACACTCCTCTTATTTTTACCAGAAAATAAATGAAGATTCCACCCCATTTCCCCAATCATCTATCGGAGCAATGGTAGATTCAACAACCCCATTACTATTCCCTTCCTGATCGAATTGAGGTTTATTATCGAGATCATTATTACTAAAGAATAAAAACCGTTCTAACCAATTCACATCAAAGTTTCCACCAGTTATTCCAAGTCCATCTCCTTCATCTATCTCACTACTAAACCACCAGAATTTACCCTGTAAAGCAGAAGCATCATATAGCACAGCTTGAGTCATCTGTTGATCTAAATTTGTCTGTAGGCGATGAACTTCAACATATTCATCAGTAGCAAATAAAGCCGGGTCGGTAATATCCACTATATTACCTAAATCCATCGCCAGCCCTTCGCCATTTCTTAACCACGAAATCTTAGCATCATAAGTTGAAATTGGCTCTGCAAACCTACCTAATAATCGCGAAGCTACTATATCCAAATCGTAGGTATTGATAATCTCCCATTTAGTCGTAAGCTCTAATGTCTTTCGTCCATGTTTATTTACACTGGCAGTATCTTGCTCTGACGAATGACTGACCTGACTCTGACCATATTTCCACGAAACATTATTTACAATGGCATCCAAATCCGCACCATTACTTGATAGGATGATTTCAGGCTCTTTAACTGTTACATCGCCGACGAAGCTATAAAGACCTCTGGCTGAACTTCTTTCCTGAGAAGGAGCATAAACGTAGACATTAACCTTACCATCCTTACCACTATACAGGAAACCACCTATCTGTTTCATCAGGTCTGTAGCCATATCAAGAAACTTACTACCAACAGGCCATGTCGTATCACCTATTATCGTCCCTTCAGTAACAGCCCTAGCAGCCGCTTTACTCGTTGCATCAAATAACGATTCAGTATCTTCTAACGTATCCATATTGAACCATGTCAATTGAAAATAATCGTCAAATAAATATTCCAAAATGTCGATAGGATTCATGCCATCAACAACATCATTATCAATAGTTAAACTCTCATTACCAGTAATAGCAGTATCTTTCATGTCCTGTAAGGCATCATATATTATCATGTTGGCAGTCCAGCTACTAGCATCACTTAGATGTTTTATACGTCCCTGAAACTGTACTGCTGGCTCATTAGACCACGTTGACCCCCATCCAGAAGTAATACGAACCCAATCTTTGATATACTGCTTGCCGTAAAATATCGAGTCTGGATTCAATCTACTGTACTGATTATCTTCATTCTTTAGAGTCATGGTAACATCAGCTATTTTACTAATACCATGTTCTTTATCAAGCTGCCGCCTGATAGCTGTGGTAGACAATCTATCTTCGGTCAAGCTGTACTTCTGATCTCCCGGTACATATACCTCTATAATATAGCTAGGTATATCGCCAAGTATATATACTTCAACATCTGTGTCAGTCGTATGTATTGCCATATCAATACCTATACATCAATAATTCGACGTGAATGTAAGACCGTATCAATATCTAAATCTCCATCGTCGTCTCTGTCTATTCTCGCTATAATAGCAATAGTGAGAATATCGCCCCAAAACCTTTCCAGCGGATGGTCTACCTCGAATAGATGCAATGCCCGATCAAACTTTGGTATTTCCTCCAATAGCTCTGTTGCTAATATACCGTCTGGATTCTCAATTATGGTAGCAGCTTCAGCTTCTAATGCCTCTTTATTTTTCTGTAGCTTCTCTAAGGCCTGTTTAATCTCCAACAGTCGGGGATTATTCACAGCATTAGCCTGATGATTCCTTAACCATAGAAGAATATCATCTTTAGCTCCCTGCAAAGTAGAAGCTCTGCCAATAGTTTCAGTCTCAGTAATTTCATATAAATATGATCCATCCTTCTCCTGCTGTACCCTTACCAATTCATCACTCCATCCAGCCATATTAACCTCCTATCTATCCCATAAGACTTTCACAATCTCAAAACCTTGATCATAATATGCTTGCTCTAATTGTTGATACTGTGCTTCATCCTTATACAACCCTATTACTGCTCCGCCGCTTCCCGGCAACTTAACAGGACAATCTAATTCAGTAGCAATCTCAATCATTTTAATATTATCCTGACCTATATCGCCATATAAACCCAATCTGGTAGTAAAATTCCATTTCATAAGATGACCGAAATCATCCATTTTACCTTTACCTAATACTGACTTAGCTCCCTGAGCTATCTTAGCCAGTTTAGCCATAGTCTCTATTACTTCTCTATCGCCTTGCTCAAATCTATACCGTATAGGATTATGTATCTGCCCTGATTCTTTACATGGATGATTGGTATAAGCTATAAAGGCTGGTGGTAACTCATAATATAACTGTTCATATTTACCATTATCAGGATCGGCTAAATCCATGTATACCAGGCCGCCATAAGCCTGTGCTACCCTATCCTGAAGGCCAGCAGTAATCCCTAATTCTTTATTCTCCACAGACCATGCTAAATGAGCTTTCTCAGCCTTCGTAATCTCTACCTGATAATATTCCAGTAGGCAGTTTAGAAGAGCCATTACCAAAGCACTAGAGCCTCCTAAGCCTACCTGTCGTGGTATTGTGGAATTATATTTAATACTGAAGCCATACCCGGACTTCATCTCTGGCTGATACTGTTTCTGGAATAATGAACAGGTGGCCTTGATAAGCCGTAATGTACCATAATAGCCGTATTTTTCTGTATGGTTAGCTAAATCCTGTAATGACTTATAAGTCAACGTATCCATAGCAGTATTAGGCATTATAATTATACCTTCACGTCCTCGTGGCTCTATAGATACAAATGCTTGCCAATTCTTTACACAAGCTGATAACGTCTTGCCGTAGAAGCCATCTGAAGGATTCCCGGCTAATCCTACCCTTGCATATACTGACGAAGAAATAATCATCGGTTGCCTCCTACTGGCAATTATACCATACTGTTATCAAATGGTCAAATAGTTTATATATCAAACCCACATTTAGGAACTGGTTTAGGCTCAATAGGCTCTTGAATAATATATATCTCTTCCAATTCATGTACCCGTTCAGTCAATTCTAAATTCTTCTCACTCAATATTCTATTCTCTTCTTCTAAACTGTCCGTCTCGGTGAAGTATGTGTCCATTTCATGCTGTATATTAGCCAGTGTAGCATCCTTTACCGACTTATCATAAGGCCAATCGCAATACTTATCAAATTCAGCTTGTAATAAATCACGGCTTTCTAATGCGCCTTGAAAGGCTTTTGACTTGCTGGAACGAATACCCATACGAGCTAGATGTTTAGGCATTGGTTTCATCAGATTAGCTGTCCAATTCCCCTCCCAGAATCTACCATGTACCATTAACAATTCTAAGCCATTCATGGTCATGAGCTTTCCAGCTTTCCAATAAGCCCTAGTCTCAGGTTTCACCTGAAGATGATGGACTCCAGTAACACATTCACAAGGTATAGTCATAATATCATTAAGTCTGCCGGTTTTCATCAGAAAGATATTTACCAAATCAAAGTCTGCCCCTGCGCCAGTCCTCTTCTTATGTTCATATAACCCACCCCAGACATCCTTACCATGCCTCTCTATATCCATGATTGTTGGCACTGAAGTTATAGTTTTATAATCAAAAATGTCTGGTATATCATTCATCTTAAATTTTTCATGCCAATGTGGACCATAACGATTATTGCTGGCATTGCTTCCACCGACCACAAGTCCTGCATCAGCCACTTTGTACCAGTTGAGCATAGAAGCTGTGAAGAACATATCTGAATCATAGACCCCCACAACTCCATCAATCTCACAGGCTACTCTAAATCTTTCGAGTTTACAAGCATGAACATGACCTTTAGGATGTGTAATCTTTAGCCACTCATCTACCATGCTATCATGCTTTTCTCGAAACTCTGGCTCAAGATCATAGTCAAGACAATAAAGCTTGATTTCGTCATTAGGATGATGTGTCCTAAAACTTCGGATGAAAGCCGACATGCCCGGTTGATAACCTTTATTCGCCGCCACGACTGCTGAAAATTGTGTCATTATTTCACCTCATATTTAATTCCATTAATTTATCTGGATCAATTATACTTTGATCTAAAAAAGGTGGATATATACACTCAAAACCTGCTGCCTGTTTATGACCACCTCCACGTTTACCATGATACTTATATTCTTTTGCTATCTCCGAAACATCAATATCCTTATCCGTGTATAGGCTAATCATCCAGTAGCCATCTTTCATATATCTAAACGTTAGCCATATATCTGCTTCTGGAACAACGGCCTCAAAAGGGTGAGAATCAAAACGTCCATTTGCAGCATAGCATTTATAATCATGAAAATCTATCCAGAAGCCATTAGTCCTGATATATTCTTGTTGTGTTCTATCCTTATAACATTGGATAGTTCTGCCTTCAAGTATCACATGATTCACATAGGCATGTTCATAACGTAAAGAGTTCCAAACTGATGCTAAAGGAGAAGTATCATAGGCTTGTAGACCGGTACAGAAATGTTTGGCCTTTTTCCCATATTTCCATGTCCATGTATCTCTATCTCCAATCAGTCGTATATATTCAGGACTATCTTCTTGCTTATGCTCTCCCTTCTTTAATATATTCCACCATACCCATCTGTAAGTAAGCTCACAACCAGCCATAGGCGCAGGGAAATCATCAGGCTTGGTACTTATTTGTCTGAGTCCTTGTATCTCAACAGGGAAATCCTTATATTTTTCTATAGCCGTCTTGTGATGATCAATCCATATTATGTTCTCAGTTATTGCCAGAAGTCTTAACATTTCTTCAGGCTCTATGGAATAATCAAGGATATAAACCCTCTCATCAACATCTATATCATCAAAAGGAAATTCAATACCGTAGTTAATAGGCCTTATATCTCTCTCTTCTGTAGGCCAATTATCATAATTATTGATTATATGAGCAGCACATCTACCATCTAAATCATCGTGATAAAATACTTTCATAGTCATCTCCAGCTAATAATGATTCTTCAATAGTAAGAGAAAGAACCATTTTATTTTGCCCCTTCTCCTCCACTCTAGCATACCATTCATCAAAAGCATGTCTCGCTGTAGTTTGTTTCACTTAAGATTTCTCCATTGTATATCAGGATCGGGTATAGCTAGATTAGTATGTATTTTCTTAATCCAATCTTTGCAATCTTGATTGAATTTCTTTAAGTCTCTATACATCCATAAAAATTCCTCAATAGTTCTTTCCCATTCCATCCAATGTGCTATTACACGATAACCAACTCTGGTATGATCTACAGCATAATAATAACCTGCTGGAAAGGTCATTTTATCTCCCTGCACACAGTGGCCTGATTCTGCCGTTATTACTATAACATTCTGACCAGCAAGTAAGGATAACAATGTTGTACCTGTAGCAGTTCCAATCCTCATCTTAGCCTTAGCTATAGCCCATAAAGTACAATCCAATATCTCAACAGGATCATCAACTAAATCCCATACAGCAGGACATTCAAGATGTGCTGTACTATCCGGCTGACCTGCTACCAAACATCTAATACCTTCCGTTTCTAAAGCCTGTTGAAATTCATGCCAATATGGAAATGACCTCATCGCTGCATAACCCTGACATCTAGCAAAAAGCAATACATCAAAATCACAATCATATTCCTTGTTGTATTCTGGTATGAAATATTTATTTGCCCATTTGAAAGGCTCTACCGGCCCTATATACTTCCTTCGCCATTGTGGAGGCCTACCTGTCTTGATATGTTCATCCCAGACTTCAGGCTCAAAATGTTTTCTTATTTGATCATGATAAGGTATAAATCCTTTAGGTACATTTTTACCGGCTTGTTGATAGATATTACCTCCTGCCTTCCGTTGAATAGCTGGTGGTCGTTCATAGGTATATCGTTCGACACATCTTGGATATAAAGCTTCCATGCCTTTCTCATGACAGACAATCAAATCTCCTTTATATCCATATATACCCGGTACATGCTTCATTATAGTACCTGATCCAAACTCTCCCATAAAAGGAAGGCATATAGGTATATCTTTATTTTTCATCTAAATCCCACCTCATATATTTCACCACATTCAGGACATTCGATAAACTTAATATGCCAATTAAATAATACGATAAACGTTTTACCACATTCATCGCAGATATGCTCCTGTAGAATAAAATTATATTCCATTATATTCACTAGAACTATTTTCATAATCAGCTTCTTCCTTTAGCATCTCATAAATTTTCTGAATATCATATCCTATCTTATTCAATATCTTATTGGTATCTCTAACACCTCTTAGTTTGCCATTTCGTTTTAGATATGGACATGGCAACTTCTTAATCTTACCATATAGCCTACATACTTTAGGCCGCTGCTCATAGATACTACATTGATTTATCTCTCTATCCAAGAAAGCACATAAACCATCATCGGTATAAAGCAGCTTGAATTGTTCATCCATATCCTGTATTCTAGTAATTTCCACAGCTATCAAGTCTTTATTTTCTTCATACAAGGCTGATTCGATAGGTACTATACCGCAACATTCTGCTCCTTTGCATTTTCCTGCTGCTATTGCTTTAGAACATCGGAAGCCCATCCTTTAATCCTCCTTAGATTCGGCTCTATGCGACTTCAACATCGGTTGTTAT